TCACGCCAGCCCCTCCCGCGCCCAGACCAGCAGCCACGCGCCCTGCGCGTCGGCCTCGGTCACGCCCAGAATGTCGTAGGCCCGCGCGCCCTCGCGCAGCCGCTGGCTGGCGATGGGCCGCGCCGGATGGCCGAACGGCAACCCGCGCAGGGTGATGCGATGCGTGACCGCACTCGCCTCCACCCCGTCATAGATCCGTTCCGCGGCCGCCCGCGGCAGCACCTCGGCCCAGTGCGCCCCCAGCGCCGTCCAGCTCTCGACCGTACCGCCGCCGCCGTCGGGCAGCGCGGCGCGGCCCTCCAGCGTCAGCCGCCGCGCCAGGACCGGCGGCTTCACAGCCGCACCGGGCGATAGGGCGCCAGCAGCGCCGCGACCGCGCCCGGAACCGGCGCCCGCGCGTCGGCGCCGTCGTGCAGCGCCGCCGCCAGCGTGATAACCGCCAGCCGCAGGTCAGCCGGCACGGCGGCCCAGGCCGCGAACCCTGCGGTGAACCGCGCCTCGGCGTAACCCTCGAGCGGGATCGCCGGGATGCGCGCCCCCGCCCGCGCGACCAGCGCGCCGCGCAGCGCGTCCAGCCGCCACGCGGCCGGATCGACAACCGTGCGCCCGCCTGCGCCATCCTCGATCGCCAGTCCGGCCACCGTCGCGACCGGCGCCAGCGGCAGGCGCATCAGCGCGTCCCCCTCCCAGCGCGCCACGCGGCACGCGGCCTCGCGTGGCAGCAGGGCGCGGCGCGCCTGCGCCTCCACCACGCCCGTCGCGGTCTCCAGCACGCGCGCCAGCCGCGCGTCGCGCCCGGGGTCGGCGCCGAAGCCCTGGGGCAGCCGCAGCGCCTCGGCCAGTTCGGCGATCATCTCCGGCGCGACCGCCGGCCGTGTGATCTCGATCAGCATGTCCTCGCTCCTCGCCCGGGTGGACGGGGCGCCGCAGGGGCGCCCCGTTCGCCTGCGTCAGGCCCCGCCTTTCCGCGTCGGGCCGGCTCAGGCGGTCCCGAACTTCAGCAGGCGGATCGCCGCGAAGTCGGTCACGTCGCCGCCCACGCGGGCGGTGGCGAAGAACTGCACGTTGGGCTTGGCGCTGAACGGGTCGCGCAGGATGCGCACGTCGCGCTTCTCGGCGATGGTGTAGCCGGCGCGGAAGTCGCCGAACGCGATCGAGAAGCTGTCGGCGCCGATCTGCGGCATCTCCTCGACCGTGACCACCGGATAGCCCATCAGGCGCGGCGGCTGGTCGACCGTCAGGCTCTCGGCCCACAGGAAGCGGCCCTCGGCGTCCTTCATCTTGCGCACGGCCGCGGCGGTCTTGCTGTTCATCACGAACACGGCGTTGGCGCGGTACTGCGCGCCCAGGCTGTACACCAGCTCGATCAGCGCATCCGCCGGATCGCTCGGGTCGAACGCCCCGGCCGCGCCCGTGGTCACGTAGCCCAGCGTCCCCCAGGTCCAGGCGTCGATCGGCGCCTTCGGATGGGTCAGGAAGCCGCGCGGCTTGTCCACGCCGTCGCCGATCGCGAAGGCGGCGTTCTCGGCGCGGGCGAACTTCTCGGCGATGCGGTCGGCCAGCCAGCTCTCGATGTCGAAGCCGGTGTCGTCCAGCAGGCGCTGGCTGGCGCGGGGCATGGCGGCCAGCTCGTGCAGCGGAATGGCGATCTTGTCGAAGTTGGCGGCGTTGGTCTCGGTCGGGGCCGCGCCCTCGACGATCCAGCCGGTCTCGAGATCCCCGGTGTCCACCAGCACCTCGAAGCTGCCGCCGTCCACCTGCACCACGGTCGCCACGCTGCGCAGCGCGCCGCCGCCGCGCAGCACCGCGCCGATGCGGCGCGCGGTTTCGGCGTCGACCAGATAGCCGCCGTCCGCGGCGACCGCCGTCGACAGCCCCTTGCGCTCGACGCTCAGGGACCGCAGCCCGCCCTCGTCACCGCTGCGAAGATAGGCCGCCAGCGCCTTGCGGTGGGGGGCTTCCTGGTGCGCCTCGGCGCCCAGCGCCGGCCGGCCGGCCGCCTTGCGGTCCAGCATCGAGATGCGGTCGTCCTGCAGCTTCATCTTGGCCTCGATCTTGTCCTGAAAGGTCTTGAGGTCGCGAACCATGTTCGTCACTTCGGCCTTGGCCTCCAGCGCGGCGCTGGTTGCGGGCGCGTTGAATTCGCTCATTCTTGAAACTCCTTGATCGAAATGGATTTCCTTGCGCCAGCCAGTCAGGCCAGCGCGCTTCGCGCCGCCCGCAGCGCGGCGGCCAGCGCCCGCGCCGCGGTCTCGTCCGCGTCCTCGGCGCCGGGCGCGACGGCGCGCGCGGCGTGCAGCATCGGGAAGGTGACCAGCGAGACCTCCCACAGGTCGACCTCCAGCAACCGCCGGCCGCCGCCCTGCGCCTTCTCGGACCGCACGACGCGATAGCCGATGGACAGCCCGTCGACGGCGCCGGCCTTCAGCAGCGCCGCGGCCTCGGCCCCGCGCCGCACCTCGGTCAGCAGCCGTCCGGCGACATACAGGCCCCGGGCGTCCTCGCGCAGCGCCTCCCATACGCCGATCGGCTGCGTCGGATCGTGCTGCCACAACAGCTTCACGCCGCGCCCGCGCCGCTCCAGCGAGCCGGCGAAGGCGCCGGGGGCGACGATGTCGCCGCCGTCGTCGCGCATCTCGAACAGGCTGGCGTAGCCCTCGATGCGTCCCTCCGCGGCCGCGGCCGACTCGTCGATGGCGATGAACTTAGTCTCCAGCTTCAGGCAGGCGTCAGCCGCGCCGTTCGTCATGGCATCGCTCCTTCGAAGCCGCCGCCGTCAGGGGCGGCGCTTGTTCCGACTGGCCATCGAGGTCACGGCCGCGACCCGGGCCTGCATCAGGCGCAGGCGGCGTTCGATCAGCCGCATCTGCGCCGCGCGGCGCGCCGCGGCCGCCTCGGCCGGCTCCAGCACCACCCGGTTGACCGGGGCGCCGCTCAGGCCGCGCCGTCCCGGGGCGCCAGGCCCAGCATCCGCCGCTTTTCGTCCTCCGTCAGAAAATCCGCCGTCGCGATCCGTCGCCATTGCGCTTCCCTTTCACCGGCCAGCGCGGAGACCTGATCGAGGTCCGGCTCGACCCTCACCGCGCCGCCCCAACGCCACCCCAGCCACCCTGTCAGGGCGGCGGCGGTCCGGCGGACGAGCGGCGCGACCGCCTGCCGGAAGAAGGCCCGATTGGCCTCCTGATAATTCGCGTAGGTGTTGTCGCCGGGCAGGCCCAGCAGCATGGGCGGCACGCCGAAGGCCAGCGCGATCTCGCGCGCCGCGGCGTTGCGCGTCTCCAGGAACTCCATCTCGGCGGGGCTGTAGCCCATCGGCTTCCAGTCCAGCCCGCCCTCCAGCAGCATGGGCCGCCCGGCGTTGCGCGCGCCCTGGTGGTTCTGCTCCAGTTCCTCGACCACGCGGCGGTACTGCTCGTCGGTCAGCGTTCCCGCCCCGTCCGGTCCGCGATAGACCACCGCGCCCGACGGGCGCGCGGCGTTGTCCAGCAGCGCCTTGACCCACCTGCTCGCCGCGTTGTGCACGTCCACGCTCGCCGCCGCGGCCTCCATCGGCGACATGCCGTAATGGTCGTCCAGCGGGTGGAACCCCTGCAGATGCAGGATGGGCGGCGCGTCGCCGGTCTGGTCGAACCGGTGCGCGCGGTTTCCGACGCGGTATTCGTAGCCCTCGGGCCAGCCGTCCGGGCCGGGGATCACCCGCACCCGGTCGGGCCGCAGCACGTGCAGCTCGGTCGGCGACCGGCCGTCCGGCCCGCCCGCCGCCTCGACATAGGCGTTGCCCGCCAGCTGCAGATAGCCGTAGAGCGACTCGAACAGCGCCGCGCCGTCCTGCCCCGGATTGGGGCGCTCCAGCAGCGTCATCAGCGGATGCGCGTCCAGCGCCCGCCCGCCCTCGGTGAAGCGCAGCGGGATCGCGGCGGCGGCTTCCGCGATCATGCGCACGCAGCGGAAGCCCACCACGTTGCCGGCGTAGCCCGCCCGCGTCAGCGAGACGGGGTCGCGCGGCGTCCAGACCGGGCGCCCCACGCCGTGCATCGCAGTGATCGCCCCCACGGCCGAGGCCTTGCGCTCCGCCGCCCCGCCGCTCGGCGGGCGCGACTCCTCCGGGCGCGCGGGGGCGGCCCGCGCGCCGAACAGACTGAACGCCATCGGCGCCTCCTCGTGACTTTCGGTGTTACAGCCTGCGCACCCGCGGCCCGGCGGCCGTCTCGCGCATCAGCTCGGTCAGCGCCCAGACCAGCGCGTCCACGCGGTCCGGGCTCGCGCCTCCGGTTCCGAAGGCGCAGAGTTCGTCCTCGAGCGCCGGATGGGCGCCGACATGGCGCACCAGCCCGCGCTCGTAAAGCAGCGAGACCGGCTCGGCCCGCGCTGCCTTGCCGGTGGTGGCCCGCACCTGCGCCACCGGCGCATGCGGGTCCACCCGGCGGATCAGGTCGGCGACCAGCTCGCCGCCCTGGTTCACCTCGGCGACGATGCGCGCCGCCTCATGCTCGCGCCACGCGGCCACCGCATGGCCGGCCCAGACCGCGGGCGACACGCCCCGCACCGACCGGTCGGCCAGCACGTAGAACGCGTCGCCCGCCCGCCCCGCCACCACGATTCCGCAGGCGTCGGCGTCGGGTCCGCTGGTGACGGGCGGATCGACGCCCACCACCACCCGGTCCAGCGCCGGGGGCCGGCCCACCCGCGCCGCCTCGATGCGCGCGCGGGTGAACAGCGCGCCGGGCGCCTCGGTCAGCAGCGCGCCGTCCAGCTCCTGCCGCCCCTGCCACGTGCCCTCGTAGGCGGCGGTGATCTTGGCCAGGAAGTCCGGCGCCAGGTTCGCCCGGTTGGCGTGGGTCGGCGCGGTCGTCGTCACCGTCGCCGGCTCGGCGATGATCCGGCGCAACAGCGGGCTGTCGCGGGGCGTCGTCGTGACCACCTGCCGCGGCCGCTCGCCCAGCCGCAGGCCGAACTGCAGCATGTCCCAGGCCGCCATCCCCCGGCGCCATTTCGCCAACTCGTCCGACCAGGCCGCGTCGAACTGCGGCCCGCGCAGCGACTCGGGGTCGGCCGCCGAGAACAGCTTGGCCTCGGCCCGGTTCGGCCAGACCAGCATCCGGCGGCTCGCCAGAAAGTGCGGCCGCCGGTCCTCGGGCGAGCACGCCATGACCCCGCTTTCGCCAAACACCATCACGTCGCGCGCCTGCTCCCAGGTCTCCGCCACCAGCGCCACCCGGCGCGCCCGGCCCTTCGCCTTCGGCGTCGGACCCTCGACCTGCATCCGCAGCCACTCGGCCCCGGCGCGGGTCTTGCCCGAGCCGCGGCCGCCCAGGATCACCCAGGTCGTCCAGTCGCCGTCAGGCGCAAGCTGATGGTCGGGCCGCGCCCAGACCTCGAACAGGTAGGGCAGCGCCGCGACCGCGTTGCGGCTCAGCCCCCCAAGGAAGGCCTCGCGCTCAGCCGCCGCCAGCGAGGCGAGCCAGTCGGCCAGCGACCTCCGCTCGCGCGGCGTCGAGGTCAA